AGGTTCAAAGAGAATAAGAGAAAGTTCTGGAACAGATATAGATACAGAAGATAGGATTAGTTAAGGAAGTTGGTTTTTGGATGGCAGTTCCACGCTCCTCGCACACGCATTATGGAGTTCATATTCAATCATTAATTGTTTTATTACTAACGATAATTAAAGATTATTGATACTAATCCGATAACAATTAATTATCGGAAGGTTATTTGCATATAAAAGTGTAGATTTCAAAAGAACAAAGGTGGGGTACACCCGAAAAACCACCCGCATTTTTAAGAATATATAATACTCGGGAGTTTCACACACAGACACACACATAAGCTTTACAATGGATTTAAAAGATAAATACACAGACAAATTAATTACCGCCATGGTTTTTCACGCAGAAGATACGGGGGGGTTAATTATTCACTTAAACGGATTTGAAAGCCAAGATCACGCCAATAGATTTTGTAAAAGACTTATGAAGAATAGCGGCATTCAATATAAATCAATTAAAGAATTATTTGATTTGCCTACAGTTCACTAATAAGGAGGAAAAGATGGATATAAATATAATTATTCATGAAGCTAAACATTATTGGAGAGATCATAAAAAAGTAGTGATCGGTGTTGCGGCTTTAATAGTAATTTTGCTAATAATATAAAATGAGAGTACAGATCCCTTATACCCCAAGAACGCTACAAGCGGAGTTACATAAAAACTTGGATCAGTATAGGTTCGCTGTATTATCTTGTCATAGAAGATTTGGGAAAAGTGTAGCGATTATTAATCACTTAATAAGAGCTGCACTTACCCATAAAATGAAAAATCCTAGGTTTGCCTATATAGCACCAACTTACAAACAGGCTAAAAGCATAGCCTGGGATTATATGAAAATGTTTGCGGGTGGAATACCTGGAGTTAAGTTTCATGAAACAGAATTAAGATGCGATATGCCGAATGGCAGCCGTATCACTTTGTTATCTTCTGAACAGCCAGATAGCTTAAGGGGATTATTCCTTGACGGAGTTTGTATCGATGAGGTGGCTCAAATAGATCCAAGGTTATGGAATGAAATAATAAGACCCGCACTTTCCGATAGGAAGGGGTTTTGTTATTTTATAGGTACGCCAGCGGGTATGAGTAATATTTTTTATGATTTATACCAGCACGCTTTATCAGATGATAAGTGGTTAGCTTATACGGCTAAAGCCAGCGAGACTAAAATTATCGACCAGGAAGAACTCGATGCTGCCAAATCCCAAATGGGAGAGGCAAAATATAAACAAGAATTTGAGTGCGATTGGATTGCAAATATCGAAGGATCCGTATATGGAGATATTATTAAATCGCTTGAAGAAAAAAAACAATTATCGAGAATTGCTTATGACCCAAGCTTATTAGTTCATACCGCTTGGGATTTAGGTGTCGATGATAGTACGGCAATCGTTTTTTTTCAGCAAATTGGAAACCAGATTTTGGTTATAGATTTTTATGAAAATAACCGAGAAGGGTTGCCGCATTATATCCAGGTGGTGAAAGATAAGGATTATGTTTATGGAGATCATTTTGCACCCCACGATATTGAGGTTACAGAATTTTCCACCGGTAAGACCAGACGAGAGGTAGCTTACCAATTAGGAATAAGGTTTAAAATTTTACCTAAAATAAATTTAGAGGATGGGATCCATAATTTAAAAATGGTTTTACCTAAGTGTTGGTTCGATATAGAAAACACAAAACCATTAATAGATGCGTTAAGACACCATCATCGAAAATATAACGAGAAGATGAAAATGTTTAGTAATAAACCTGTAAAAGATTGGAGTTCTCATGCTTGCGATGCAATGAGATATTTAGCTTTAGGAATTACTGAATTACCAAAAAACAAAATGGCGGCTCAAAAATTAGCTGTCAATGATTATACAATACACGGAGAATAATATGGGTTTTTTAAAACCAACAATACCAGCGATGCCAGCCATTCCAGAAGTTAAACCTTTACCAGCTGCACCGAGTTATGAAGATACGGATAGAGCAGCTGCGGCAAAAGCAAAAACAGATAAAATTAGAGCTAGTCGAATAGGAAGATCCGCAACCATTTTAACATCCGCTAAAGGTTTAGAGGATGACGAATATTCAACAAAGAAAACTTTATTAGGAGGATAGTATGGGAGGAGTAGCAAGAGTAATATCACCACCAAAACCACCTGCACCGCCAGCAGCCGTTTATACGCCAGCTCCAACTAAAGCTGAGGTATCACAAGTATCATCAACAGATGCAAGTGGAATGCTTAAAGGTAAAGGGAGATCAAGCACAATTTTAACAGGTGCAAAAGGTTTAGGCGATAACGCATTAACAACAACGAAGAAATCACTACTGGGAGGATAGATGGCTATAGAACCAAAAGCAAAAATGATTATTGAGAGATATAAAACTCTCAAAGCAAAAAGAGTTACCTGGGAAGATCATTGGCAAGATATTGCTGATTATTTCTTACCAAGAAAATCGAATATCACAATGAAACATACTAAAGGTGATAAAAGGCACGATCAGATTTATGATGGTACAGCCACTCACGCTTTAGAATTATTATCAGCGAGTTTAAATGGTATGCTAACCAATACGATTTCTCCGTGGTTTATATTAAAATATAGAAATGATTTAACAAACGAAGATGATACCGCTAAAGAATGGCTGGAAAACTGTGCAAAGATTATGCAACAAGTTTTTTCAAGATCTAATTTTCAACAAGAAATATTTGAATTATACCATGAGCTGTTGGCTTTCGGTACTTCTGCAATGTTTATTACCGATGATGCGAAGGATGATTTAAGATTTAAAACTATTCATATTTCTGAAATTTTTATTACAGAAAATGAAAAAGGATTAGTCGATAGCTTAACAAGAAGATTTAATATTCAAAATAAAAATATTCCATTATTATATCCAGAAGCTGAATTACCAAGAGCGATTATAGCGGATATAGATAAAGCTCCACACGATGACGCTGTTATTTTACACTCGATTTATCCTAACGAAGTTAAGATGGGATATGACAATAGTAAAAATATGGATTGGGTTTCTTGTCATGTTCATGAAAAAACAGGTACTCTATTAAAGGAAAGTGGTTTTAAAGAATTTCCTTATGTAGTTCCAAGATATTTAAAAACTTCATCCAATGAGATTTATGGCAGATCGCCAGCGATGAATGCTTTACCAGATACGAAGATGTTAAATACCATGTCTAAAGTATCGATTAAAGCAGCTCAAAAACAAATCGACCCACCTTTAATGGTTCCCGATGATGGTTTTATTTTACCGATTAGAACAGTACCAGGTGGATTAAACTTCTATCGATCTGGAACGAGAGAGAGAATTGAACCATTACAAATTGGATCTAATAATCCTGTGGGTATTCAAATGGAAGATCAAAGAAGAAAAGCAATTAGAGAAAACTTCTTTGTGGATCAATTAATGACAGTACAGGGTCAAAACATGACAGCAACAGAAGTCATGCAGCGTACTGAAGAAAAAATGAGATTACTGGGTCCCGTATTAGGCAGACTTCAATCTGAATTATTACAACCCCTTATTACAAGATCTTTTAATTTATTATTTAAAAATGGTAAATTTCCAGAGCCACCAGAAATGTTAGGCAACCAGGATATTGAAATTGAATATGTATCTCCATTAGCGAAAGCTCAAAAGACACAAGAGCTTTCATCGATTATGAGAGGGATGGAAATATTTGGTTCCATGCAAAATATTGCACCAGTATTTGATTACATAGACATAGATGGTTTAGTTAGTCATGTTCAAGATGTTTTGGGATTACCCGCTAAAATTATGAGATCAAAAGGAGAAGTTCAGCAAATCCAACAACAAAAACAACAACAACAAATGGAGCAAATGCAACTTCAACAAGCTCAACAAGTCGCTGAGGCAGCGGGTAAAGTAGCTCCCGCTCTGAAAGTGGCTAATGAATAAAGATGATTTAAAGCAATTACTTATTGCTTACAAACAAGTTTTTGAATCTGACCACGGCAAAAAAGTTTTGGAAGATTTGGAAAAAAGATGCAGCTATCATTCAACTACTCACATTAAGGGAGATAGTCATGAGAGTGCATTTTTAGAAGGCACAAGATCGGTGATCTTGTTTATTAAAAATA